ATCTAACTTTTGCTTCTTAACTACTTGTTTATCACGAACTAATTTTATTTTAGAACCTACCACTACGGTGTGTTTACTATCTTTATCCGATTTTAAAAGATCATCCCCTTTGCTAACAGTCACCTCAGGTTTAACCTCAGGCATCTGCAAGGTGTCAAAATTTATCAACTCGCTCCAATTCTTGCAATCGCGAAAATGTTGTTCATACTTCTCTATGCACGAGATGTCCAACCCGTTCGAAGTAGAGAAATTCACCATGGCAAGATCCCGATGCGTTGGACACAACGGGTAATCAAAGCGAAAATGCTCAAAATCCCGATAATTATAAGGTGCCTCGGCCCAAGTTGTCTCAAGCCAGCGTTCATGCGCGCGGCCCTGGGGTAAAGGAACTAAGCGGATAATAGCTTCGGCTATACTGGAAACTATTGGCGTTAAAGGGTCAGTTATCTTTAAAGCTAAAGCACGGCGCAACAATACTAATTGCGGAGCCGTGTCATTAAAAACACCTAAATGTAACTTGGCCAAAACGCGTTTAATATCCGCATGACTATCGGGATAAATCCAAGGATTCTCATAAATACGTGCTAAAAAGGAAATTGGTGCACCATAGGTCTTGACCTCACACTTAAGTCGCAACCCCAATCTCTTAGCAGCACGCTCTAACTCATGACTATTTGCACTAGATATACCATCATCTCCGCAATATAAACCAAGCGATCCAAAAGCCTCCGAATGCTTACTACCACCCATCCTTCGCGCTATATACTCAACGCTAGAGGAAATAAGCGTACCAGATAAACTAGTATTAGCTCCTCCGCTGAGAACTGACCACAACGGTTCATATTCAACACCGTATGAAGTGGCAGCGCGCGCGTTCAAATTCATGTTAAAAAGCTCATTAATCTCCTCATGATAAATAGGAGGATAAAAGCTTAAAAACAACATGCGTTGTAATGCATGATGAAAATGACCGGCGGATCCGTCAAGACGTGAATAATCAGTCTCAACTAATTGGTTGGTAGAATCGGCTAACTTCCGAATTCGCAAAGCTACTGCGTTTGGGTCCATGCCGGGTGCATACCACTCAAATTGCTTCAAGTGGCGAACAAGTGGTTTCACAAAACAAAGAAACCTCCCGACATGGCCAGGACTTACGTTACTAATATTACGAGGGTGTGTAATCTTGGCATAGGCCTCAGCTTTCTGAAAGCTTGCCACAAAACTAGCAGGAACATCTAAAAATTCCTTTACACGATCTAACTTAGTCCTTTGACTAGGTCGTAAACCCTCGATTATAGTATCGTAGCTGTCGGGAACATTATAGCCCGAACCGGCTAATCCGGTAACGAACTCATGTGCCCAAACCCAAAAACAATCTGGTATATAAGTTACACTATTTGCTACGTCAGCTAATCTTCCTTGGACGCAAGAGACATCATTATTTAAGCTTTTAGCTGGTACCTCCGCCCCTGATATAAAGGCTTTGGTCAGCACGCGCATACTACTTTTTCCATCCTCCAAAACCAGTGGGTAATCGGTCTGGTAATGCACGTCATCCAACGTGCGAGGAGGAGTAAAAACATACGAATGATTCGGGACTTTCCCTAAGGCTGTAATAAATAATGAAGCGGCTAGTGCTGTATCCGTCATGCCTTCATCAGCTCTAAAAATGCGCTCGACCTCTGCTAACAAAGGTGTTTTACTACGTGCGCATTTAATGTTCGCAGTAATCCACGAAGCATCACTAATCTTAGCTGCGGAATAGCTGCCAACCATTGATATATAATGGTAAACGCAACTACCCAAATAACGGCAAGCGTAATTAATATTACCGTAAGTAAAGCGGACCCGCGCAATGCCGGCATGCCCGAAACGCATGCACGGAAACCAGCGGCTATCAACACACATAGGTGTGAACATAACGATAGCATGGTCATCGTCAGGGCGCTTGAGGTCCACCCAGTAATAATAATCACGAAACGGAGTACTAACAACTACATGATCTACGTCATAATCCCATAAATAATGTTCATACTTGGCACCACCAGAGACGGATAAGTGTACCCGATCTTCTAGCACTGTCCACACAGTATCCGCCGTGTGACCAGCAGGAGCATGAGGCGCAAAAGTATAAAGCATTACTGGGTTTCCTCGTAAATAACTATTAATATCTAAATAATAATCCACATCTACCATCTTAAGAATGTGGTCTGATCTAATATTGTCTACGTGGGCCTTATATTGTCTATCTTTAGGAAAGTAGTAGCGTCTTGAATGTTCAAAGCCAAAGAAGACGTCTCTCGCTGAGGCAGATACCGAGTAGGGTCGAAACCCCGCTGAGTAAATGCAACTATTGATAAATGTGTCTGCCTCCGCTCTAGCAGTAGCTGCAGCTGGATGCGTATGGCAATTGACACCACCATCCTTACCCTTCTTTTTAATGGGCAGGGGATGATCTAGGAATATTTTGCGAAGCGACTTATAGCTATCACGGGCATCCACCCGTTTGCGATAGCGCAGAAGCAGCAAAATTCCTACGAATACTGTAATTATAACAAAGACATCCATCTCTGTTAAAGTATCGTTTAAAACTTTCATTTTTATACACAAGAAAGTAATAGAAAG